CTGTTTATAAAGGTGCGCCGAGCTTCGCCTATGTTGTAAACAATATCACCATCAGTAAGGACGGTGCTCTTTCATGGGATGAGCGCACGGATGAGGTTGCTATACAAAACTTGCTGAAAAAACTTCTGGAGCTTGGCTTTACCTACGAAGAAGATGAAGCAGGCACCGATGACCTGTGTGACACGCTTACGATAGAAATGCCCCTGGATGGGTTTACTGATGCAGCACTTGAGAATCTAGAACGGCTCATTGAAAGCAAGGCATCTCTCATTAAAAAGGCAATCGGAGCCGAGGAGCTGCCTATAGAACAGACGGAGACAACGCTTAGGTTTCCATGGTTCCGTTTTGGAATAGAACCCGAGGAGGTTTCTGCTTACGCTCGCTTCATTGGTGCCCTATGTGTAGCTGCAAAGGAACAGCACCGAGTAACTGCAAAGGATAAACCTGTAGAGAATGAGAAGTTTGCTTTCCGAGTGTTCCTTATAAGATTGGGTTTTGTGGGCGACGAGTATAAAACAGCACGTAAAATCCTACTCAGAAACCTGTCAGGTAATAGTGCCTTTAAGAATGGTGCCCCAGCCAAAGTGACGGAGGTAACAGATCATGAATAAGTTTCCTTCAAAGGAGACCGTGGAGAGGCTCCGAAAACAATACCCAGCGGGAACCCGTGTTGCGTTGGTGCGGATGAATGACCAGTACTCTAAATTGAGACCTGGCGACAAAGGTACTGTGGACTTCGTGGATGATACGGGTACGATATTCTGCACCTGGGATAGAGGTTCTAGCCTTGGTGTCGTGTATGGTGAGGATTTAGTGAAAAAGCTGTAAAGTATTAGGCTTAGTGTGGCCTACCCTACCCATATATTTGTGTGTTTTTTCTCTTGGATATCGCTTGCTATATAAGCCTTTTAGAGTGATATATGTACATGCCGAAAGGCACAAAGCATACAAGCACAGGAGGAAAATCACAGTGTTAACAAGCAGATTTGGAATTGAAATTGAATTTACAGGTATTACAAGAAACGAAGCAGCAAGAGTTACCGCTGAATACCTTGGTGGGACAATCACCAGCACGGGCGACTACTACGACACCAAGAAGGTCATAGCGCCAGACGGACGGGTTTGGAAGCTCATGAGCGATGGAAGCATCTCCTGCCAAAAGCGAAATGGCCGTCAAAAGGTAGCGGCTACCCGCGAATATAGTGTGGAGCTGGTCAGCCCCATCCTTACCTACCGGGAGGACATAGAGTGCCTGCAGGAATTAGTCAGGCGGTTGCGCAAAGCAGGGGCTTTTGCCAATGCTTCCTGCGGCATACACATTCACCTCGACGGTTCGAACCACACACCAAGGAGCATCCGAAATTTTATTAACATCATCGCCAGCAAGAATGACCTTTTTTACAAGGCACTTCAGATAGCGCCGGAGAGGATGAACTACTGCAAGAAGATGGACAGCATACTGGTCGACAAAATGAACCGCCGCAAGCCTAAGACCATGCAAGCGATTGAGGAGATCTGGTACGAAGGCTACAGCGAGAGCCGCGACAAACATTATCACAACAGCCGCTACCACTTCCTGAACCTTCACAGTTTTTTCACCGGTAATCACACAGTAGAGCTTAGGGGCTTTAACAGCGAGCTTCATGCTGGCAAGATAAGAAGCTATGTGGTTTTGGCCTTAGCCCTCAACCATCAGGCGCTTACGCAAAAATGTGCGTCGGCGAAGAAGCCGCAGACAGAGAACGAAAAGTTCGCCATGCGGACTTACTTAAACCGCATCGGCTTCATTGGTGATGAGTTTGCAAACTGCCGCGAACACCTGACTGCTCACTTGAACGGCTCGGCGGCATGGCGATTTCGGGCGGCCTGAACCACCCGAAAAGCCTAAACTCAAGAAGGAGGATACAAAGAAAAATGGATAAAAAACTGTATATTGCTTACGGCTCAAACCTTAACATAAAGCAGATGGCAAACCGATGTCCCACAGCAAAGGTTGTCGGCACCAGCACGCTGAAAGATTGGCGGCTCCTGTTCCGGGGCGCACACGCGGGTGCAGTGGCAACAGTGGAACCGTTTAAGGGCGGCAGTGTTCCTGTATTAGTATGGGAACTGACTTCTGCAGACGAGACTGCGCTTGATCGCTACGAAGGCTGGCCCTTCCTTTACCGAAAGGAAACGGTAAAGGTAAAACTGGGAGGTAAGACCGTCAAAGCTATGGTATATGTGATGAACGAGGGTAGACCACTTGGTCAGCCAAGCTGCTATTACTATACCACCATATTGGAAGGCTACAAGGACGCGGGCTTTGACTTGGATATCCTGCGCCAGGCCACCATTGACTCGGTGGAGAAAGAGGTACCCACCGATGACTGAAAAGATAAAGGAACAAATCCTCACTATACGAGATAGTGGTGTCACAAATATGTTTGATGTGAATCGTGTACAGTATGAAGCCAACGAGCGAGACTTCTACGAACTGGTAGCTTACCTCATTGACCACAAAGCTGAATATTGCCGTTTTATTTTAACTGGTGAAACTCAAGAAGTGGAATAAAAGAATAAATAGGCAAAAGCAAAGGGCTTCCATGGAGGCTCTTTCCTTTTGCCTATTTTTATAAAGGAGGCGGCGCCTATGCGTAAATTAAAGAAATACAAGCCAACCGCCTTCATGGCCGAAGGCTCTTATTATGATAAGGATGCCGCAGACTATGCGGTTTCTTTTATACAGGCTCTCTCACATACGAAAGGCTCCTGGGCAGGTAAGCCTTTTGAGCTTATCGATTGGCAGGAGCAGATAGTCCGTGATATATTCGGTATTCTTAAACCTAATGGTTACCGCCAGTTCAATACGGCGTATGTGGAGATTCCAAAGAAGCAGGGCAAATCAGAGCTTGCTGCAGCCATTGCCCTTTTGCTGACCTGCGGTGACGGCGAAGAACGTGCCGAAGTATATGGCTGTGCGGCTGATCGCCAGCAGGCATCGATTGTTTTTGAGGTAGCAGCCGACATGGTACGCATGTGCCCTGCACTGTCCCGGCGTGTAAAGATACTGGCTTCAACAAAGAGACTGATATATCTTCCAACCAACAGCTTCTATCAGGTGCTGTCAGCGGAGGCTTATTCAAAGCATGGCTTCAACATACATGGCGTGGTGTTTGACGAACTGCATACGCAGCCTAACCGGAAGTTGTTTGATGTCATGACAAAGGGCTCTGGTGATGCAAGAATGCAACCGCTATATTTTCTCATTACCACGGCGGGAACAGATACCCAGAGTATCTGTTATGAAACACACCAGAAGGCATTGGACATTTTAGAAGGCAGAAAACACGATCCTACTTTCTATCCGGTGATCTATGGCGCCAAGGAAGACGATGATTGGACTGATCCGAAGGTTTGGAGGAAAGCGAATCCTTCCCTTGGAATCACGGTTGGAATTGACAAGGTTCGGGCTGCCTGTGAGAGTGCTAAGCAGAACCCAGCCGAAGAAAACAGCTTCAGGCAACTTCGGCTTAATCAATGGGTCAAACAGGCAGTCCGTTGGATGCCAATGGCGAAGTGGGATGCCTGTGCATTCCCGCTTGATGCTGACAGCCTAGAAGGGCGAGTATGTTATGGCGGGCTTGATCTTTCCTCTACAACGGACATTACAGCTTTCGTGCTGGTATTCCCGCCACTGAACGAGGAGGACAAGTATGAGATACTTCCATTTTTCTGGATGCCGGAGGACAACATTGATCTCCGGGTACGTCGTGACCATGTCCAGTACGACCTCTGGGTAAAACAAGGGCATCTTATGACAACAGAAGGAAATGTCGTACATTACGGCTTTATTGAAAGCTTTATTGAGCAACTCGGAATGAAATATAACATCCGGGAAATTGCCTTTGACCGATGGGGAGCTGTTCAGATGACACAGAACCTCGAGGGACTAGGGTTTACAGTTGTTCCTTTCGGTCAGGGCTTTAAAGATATGTCTCCACCTACAAAGGAATTGATGAAGCTGACGCTAGAGCAGAAAATCGCCCACGGCGGTCATCCTGTTCTCCGTTGGATGATGGATAACATCTACATCAAGACTGATCCAGCGGGCAACATTAAGCCAGATAAGGAGAAGAGTACAGAAAGAATAGATGGCGCAGTAGCAACCATCATGGCGCTCGACCGCGCCATCCGTTGCGGAAACAGCAGTGGCGGTGAGTCTGTGTATAACGAGAGGGGGTTGCTAATCTTATGAGTATATTTTCAGGTTTGTTTCGATCCCGCGATAAACCAAAAAACCGTATCGGCAGTGCATTTTCGTTTCTGTTTGGCAGCACGACCAGTGGAAAGACAGTCAACGAACGGACGGCAATGCAATCAGCTGCAGTGTATGCCTGTGTGAGGATACTATCCGAGGCTATAGCCGGACTTCCGCTACACGTTTATCAGTACCGAATGGACGGAAGCAAAGAACGTATACCACAACACCCGCTATACTATCTGCTTCATAACGAGCCTAACCC